TAAGAAGATTATAGTATACATTAACGGCGCCATATGATTTGTACAGTGCCATCAGGATATACACGATAGATATATTCAGTCATTGAGCATTATCCTTGCAGTTGAGATGGACCACCAGATAATGAAGGTGGCGGTGATAAGAGTGAGAATAGTAATAGGTAGCATAGTGTTTAACTTTCTGTATGAAGTTAGAGATGAATTTTTATATTGTAGAGAGAGTGCCGATAGGCACTTATAGATATAGTGTGAGATACTTAGAGAGTAGAGTGAGAGAGTGTGTATAGAGATAATGTGAGTATAGTGAGTATAGTGAGATATGTTGAGAGTGTTTATAGAGATAGGATTAAGGTTACTTTAAGTAAGTTTAGATAGAGGAACTTCAAGTAAAGTTTAAGGTTACTGATAGTTATATAAAGATGGAAGAATATTGGAAGAAATATAAAGAAAGTAGGGGGTATGAAACGTATAAGGGGGTATATATATATTTTAGGTTTAAATTAATCTATCCTCTAGCCTTACTTTATTAAACTCTATATATACTTATAATCTATATATAGTATCTTATAGCTTATATAGTATATATATAGTAGGTTATTCTCCCCCTCTTATAGGAGACATTTAAAGTTTTACTTATACAATTTAAATGTCTCCTTAAAGTAAAGTTATGTGAGGACACAACTATGACAGATAAGAAAGAGCTTCTAAAGCTTTTACAAGAAAAACAAAAGCGATCTAAGTTAAAGCAATATGAATCTGACTTCACAGCTTTTGCTAAAGATAATATTAAAATTATTACTAAGGATGCTAGAGCTGGCTTTGTTGATTTTAACTTTAATACTTGTCAAAGTGAAATTACTAAAGCCTTAGATAAGCAGCTTGCTGAAACCGGTAAGGTTCGCGCTATTATCTTAAAAGCTCGGCAACAGGGCATATCTACGTACTGTGCTGGTAGAGTATTTTGGAAAACATACTTTACACCACATGCACGTTCGGTTGTTATGGCGCATGATAGTGCGACATCAGATGCCCTGTTTACTATGAGTCGTAACATTATTAAGAATATGAATCCTGAGTATAGACCTAATGAGGTAAAGTCTAATGCTAAAGAGATTGTTATATCGGCTCCGCACTTCCCTAAAGATGCTTCAGGTGATAGGCCTGTTGGTTCTTATCGACTCTATACAGCTGGTTCTCCAGAAGCTGGTCGTGGTACTACCCCGACAATTGCTCATCTCTCAGAGGTCGCCTTTTGGACGCATGACGAGAAGATCCTCGCTGGTTTGTTTCAAGGTATATCAGAAGCTCCAGGTACCGAAGTTATTATTGAGTCAACAGCTAATGGTGCTAAAGGAGAATTCTATCGGCTGTGGAAAGGTGCGCTAGATGGAGAGAATGATTATCTTCCTTTGTTTCTTCCCTGGTTTTCTACTCCAGAATATTGGAGAGAACCACCGGAAGGCTTTGAACGATCCTCGGAAGAGGATCTACTAGTAGAGCAGTATGGTCTAAATAATGGACAGCTTTACTGGCGTCGGTTGAAGATTGCTGAAGGTGGGGAATTAAAATTCCGCCAGGAATACCCAGCGTCTCCCGATGAAGCCTTTATTACTGCAGGCTCTTCTGTGTTTGATCCAGAAAAAACAGCTAAGCTAATCCCGGCAGAACCAGATAAGAAAATGAACTTTGACTTTGCGTCATCTACTTGGGAACCATCTAATGAAGGTAAGCTACATATATGGAAGTACCCTGACTGGGATAGTAATTATATTGTAGCTGCAGATGTTGCACTTGGGGTAGGCCAAGATTATTCAACAGCCGTAGTCTTAGATACAGAAAGAAGAATAATTGCTTTATTCAGAGATAACCATTTAGACCCTAGTAAGTTTGGAGATCTTTTGTTTTACTTAGGTAGGTACTATAATAATGCTCTGCTTACTGTTGAAAGTAATTCCATGGGCGTCGCCACGCTATCTCGATTAACACAGATGAATTATATTAATTTATATAAACAAACTAAGATCTCTTCAATCTCGAAGGAAGAAGGACAGGTACCTGGGTTTAGGACAACTCAAGTAACTAAACCTCATATTATAGGCAATTTAAAAAATGCTATTGAGAATGATGATATTTGGATTGCCTCGAAAGTAATGATTCAAGAACTAAAAGATTATATTAGTACTGATTCTGGTAGGACTGAAGCTGCGCCTGGGTGTCATGATGATACTGTTATGGCTGCAGCAATCGCACTAGAAACATTACGCACACACTATGATAAGCTAACTGTAAATAAGGTTCCATGGTCTCAAAGAGTATCCGGACAAATGGAAGATAGTACGCAGTGGCTTTAGAGTTCCCGTGTCCTCACTACCCCGGCGGAGGTAGGGGAAAAATCCGCCATTTAATTTAAGGAGATATTAATGAGTATAGAAACATTTCTTAAATGGAAGATACTTCCTCGATTTATGATGTTAATTTCTACAATTATGTCCTGGCGTTGTGCTGAATGGTTTATGTCTTTAGATGCACCAACAGGCGCCCAGTCCGCATTTGTTTCTGTAGTTATGGGTGTGATGACCGGTGTTTTTGGAATATGGATGGGACATGAGAATAAAACCTAAACGGAAAAGAAAACAATATAAAAGCCCAGTTATTAGATGGGGATATGGAGAAGTAATTTGTCAGTTGAAAAAGCAGGAGAAAGATTCTCCGGATATAATAAACCAAAGCGAACCCCCGGACACCCAACAAAGTCCCATGCTGTCCTTGCGAGGTCGGGTGGTAAAGAGCAACTAATTCGATTTGGTCAACAAGGCGTTACAGGCGCTGGTAAAAACCCTAAGACCGCAAAAGATAAAGCCCGTAAGAAATCTTACTATGCTCGCCATAATGCACAAGGCAAACCTGCAGGTCCTTTGTCAGCAAAGTACTGGTCTCATAAAGTAAAATGGTGAGGATTAAAAGGATGGCAGTTAATGAAGCAGGGAATTATACCAAACCAACAATGCGCAAGAACTTGTTTAATCGAATTAAAGCAGGTAATAAAGGCGGTAAGCCAGGCCAATGGTCAGCTAGAAAAGCTCAAATGCTTGCTAAACAATATAAAGCAAACGGCGGAGGCTATAGAGACTAATGGCAAAGAAACCGTCACAAAAGAGCCTAAGCAAATGGACTTCTCAGAAGTGGCGAACACGAAGTGGTAAACCTTCTACACAAGGGCCATTAGCAACTGGTGAAAGATATATGCCGGCTTCTGCAGTTAAAGCGCTAACCCCTGCAGAGCATTCGGCCACTACTCGTGCAAAAAGAAAAGCAATTAAATCTGGTAAGCAACATGCTAAGCAACCTAAAAATATTGCTGCAAAGGTGCGCGCTCATAGAACATAAAACCCAGGAGCGGTAAATGTCGAGATTTATACAAAAGCCTCAAAAAATGAAAGAGCCCAAGAAACCTCAAGGGCCACTTCCTAAAGCTGGAAGCTATACGTCAAAAGAATTAGAAAAAACAAAACCTATATATTCAAATACCGGAGGTAAGTATTAATGACGCCTTACGGTTATAAAGAAGCAGTAACTGATGAACAGTTAATTAATCTTGTTGAAAGTGGAGTACAGAACTCTACCGGTGATTGGCTTAATTCATCTGACTTAGCTAGAGAAAGATTAAAAGCAACTTATGAATATGCAGGATTACCTGTTGCTCACCTATCACCGCAAGGTGTATCAGCTATTGTAGATACTTCTACAACTGAAGTTGTTGAGGCATATACTGCAGTCTTGTGTGATTTGTTTTTAAGCAATCAGCGCATTGGTAGATTTCTTCCTTGGAATGATACACCAGGTGCCTTTCAAGGCGCTAAAGATGCTGCGATGCTTGTTAACTATACAATCTTTAAACAAAATAATGGTTGGGAAATACTTGAACAGTGGATGAAGTCTGCGCTTTTATGGAAGAATGCAGTAATTCGCTGGGGCTATATTGAAGATTATGATTATGTATTTGAAGAATATGAAGAGATTAGTCAAACAAAACTAGATGAAATTTTATCTGATGATAGCTTAGAAATTGTAGGAGACCTAGAATTTGAAAACCGCGCAGTAGCGGAATCAGATGGAATGGGTCCTGAAGTAGAACTTGTATATATAAATGTACGAGTACGTAAAGAAATTAATAAATGTAAAGTTAAATTAGAACTTGTTCCGCCAGAAAACTTTCGTATTTCTCGGGATGCTAC